GACATGGCAACCATGATGCCGGAGGAAAAGCAAAAGGCAGTCATGGAAATGACCAGAAAGTTTGTAGAGCATTTTGGGTACCAGCAGGAGAAAACCGCGTAAGCGGTACCAGTTGGACAAGCAAAGGAGGGATAAGAGATGTTTTACAAGATCGCAAAGACACTCAGCGTAACGGCAAGCATTACCGGAATCTTGATGATGGCTGGTGCATGCTCAGTGAAAAGTCAGGAGCTGTTTTACTTATATGCAGCACTTGGAATCACAACATTTACTACCGGAGCATTTGCACTGGAATATTTCCGGATACGGGAATGGCAGTACCGGAAAAGGAAAATAAGGGAGGCGAGGGAACATGCCAGAAGAAAAGCAGCGTAAGAGCATCCGAGTAGGAGAGATCGACAAGATGATCGAAACACTTGAATCTCTGGAAAGAGTAGACAAGACTGCGGATTACCACAAACGGATGGCGATCGCATATCTGAAGAATTTTGCAGATTGCCTGGATGATAAAGGTGTAAAGACAATAAAAGTGCAAGGATAAAGGAGGACAAGAAGTGAAAACAGTAAAAGTAACACCGGATAACATTATTTCAGTAATTGATGTAGATTTTGATAATTTCCGTGATCTGCAGAAAGCAGTCGGCGGACATTTTGAAACTGTAAGCACAAAAACCCTGTATGAGACATTTAAAATGCCGATGATCATGCTGGTTGATGAAGACGGGATAATGAAACAGAAAGAAGTAAATCGTCTGGGAAGCTATTTCTACGACACAGATAGGCACGGATGGCCAATCTTAGGAGATGTTGTATTTGCAATCGCAGCCGGAGAGGATATCGAGGCACCATCAGATGCAGAAGCATTAAAGATATTCCTGAAAATGAATTTTTCATATTTAAAAGAAGAATAAAAAACGCTTGCGAAAAGAAATATCGCAAGCGCCGCAACCATAAAGGTACACGAATAATCTAAGCACTTATAGTGTACCTTTTAGCGGCTGGAAAGTCAAGTATTTACAGGGCGACCGCCCTTTTTAATAACTTGATAAGACTATTAAAGTTATGAGGACACGCTATGAGAATCAGACGAGTGACATATGATTTGGGAAACGTAATAGAGAGACAGGAATATCTGGACGGAAGGTATGGAGCACCGGGAGAGAAGAGAGCCAAAAAGAAGAAAGCCACACCGGAGGAAGTGGAGCAGGTCAACCAATGGACCAGAGAGAGGAAAGCCAGACACAGACTCCGGATGTATTTCAAGGTCAATGACTACTTTTTTACCTTAACATATCCAAAAGAAGAACGTCCGCCAGACATGAAGCAGGCAAAACAGGACTTTAAAGAGTTTTACCTATTCTGCAAGAAGGAATACAAGAAAAGAGGACAGGAGCTCCGCTGGATCCGCAATATCGAATGCACTCCATCCGGCAACTGGCACATCCACGTAGTCCTGAACCGAATCCCGGATACCGATCTGATCATAGCTGAAGCGTGGAAGCATGGGAAAGTTCGGAATAAGCAGTTACTCTATGAAAAGGGAGAGTTCCGGAAGCTGGCGCAATATGTTACCAAAAACGAGAAAACCCAGAAAAAATACGTGGATGAGGCCGTACTGGATCATGAGATTGCAGAAGCCAATTTTTCTACGTCTCGGAACATGCCGCTTCCAGAACCCAAAACAAAGATTTTATACCGGTGGCCGAAAGAACCAAAACCGCCGAAGGGATATTACATAGTAAAGGATTCTTTTTACGAAGGGATCAACAAAGCAACCGGATTCCCGTACAGACACTACGAAATGATCCGGATAAGGAGAGAAGATGAAGATAGAACTATACACAGAGGTAAACTTCCGGGGACCAACCGCAAAAAACGGAAAGTGCATCGCTCTGGTGGAGTGCGAGACTAAGAAAGGACCGGCAGTGAAAGCACAGATCGAGACCGAACAGAACACGACCTACCACAGAATGAGCATGATCGCTATCCTTGTCGGCCTGAGAATGCTCCGACCGTGTGAAGTGACTGTCTACACGCCGGATCAGTTCCTGGTCACAACCATAAACGAAGGAAATATGGACAAATGGAAACGGGAAGAGTGGCGCAGACCACATGGAAAAGAGATCAAGAACAAAGAACTCTGGCAGGAGCTGTATGAGCAGACACAAAAACACCGTGTAACCCTTGAATTTTCCGAGTCTACACGGTATTCCGATAGACTACAGTCCAAAATGAGATAAAAACAGGAGAAAACCTTGAAAACACCGAGAAAGAGAGGAATTTGAAATGACAACCAGTGGAATCACGAATATCAATGCCAAGCTGATTCACCAGCATCCGGATAACCCACGAAAAGACCTGGGCGATTTATCAGAGCTGAGTGAGTCAATAAAGAAGAAAGGAATTATGCAGAATCTTACGGTAATTCCGGGATACTGGGATGAAAACCGGGCGCACCACGATGAAGGATACACGCTGATCATCGGGCACCGCCGGTTTGCCGCCGGAAAAATGGCAGGCGTAACTATGTATCCATGCCGGATCGTGCAGGACATGAGCTACAAAGACCAGGTCGGAACCATGCTGGAAGAGAATATGCAGCGCATCGATCTGACGGTCCTGGAACAGGCGGAAGGCTTCCAGATGATGCTTAACCTTGGAGATACGGAAGAACAGATTGCGGAAAAGACCGGATTCTCCAGGACAACCGTCCACCGGAGGTTGGAGATCGCGAAGCTTGACCGGGATCTGGTGAAGGAAAAGACGGATGAGAACGGGGCATATCAGCTAAATCTAAAAGACCTTGCCCAACTGTCGAGAATCGAGGATGTTGAAACCAGAAACCAAATCTTAAAAAATGCAGCGGACTCCAGGCAGATCCAGTGGAAAGTAGAAGCAGAGATTAAAAATAGGGAGAGGGAGAAGAATAAAAAGATTATTGTCGAACTCTTGGAGGCAGCAGGAATCAAGAAAGCCACAAAGGAGATAGAGAGAAAACGCTATACCGAAGAGGTAAAAGATAAAAAGAGTATTCCACTGGATAAAGAGCCGCCAAAGAGAATCAATATCCGCGGAAAAGAACTGTATTATCTGGATGGTTGGAACGGGATTGATGTAGTGGAAAAACTCCCGAAACCAGAAAAGGTTGAAACGGAATGGGACAGGCAGAGAAAAAAGATAAAGCAGTTGAAAGCTTTACAGAAAAAAATGAATGAAAGAAAAAAAGAATTCATCCGGACAATAGCAGACGGAAAAATCGAACTATTAAAAGACGAGGAACGCCAGAAAATCATTGAAAAGATGATTCGGAACATGATGGAGAAGTCCTGTTGGTTAGGAAATGGAATGGTTCTAAAATTTTTTACCGGGAAAAGCCTGTATGATGCGGATGAGAAAGAAAAGGAAGAAGCAGAAGAAAAAATACAAACACTGGATACGCAGGTGTTGCTCCTGATTGCAATGAACAACATGATGGATGATTATACCGGGGATTTAGTAGAGTATTCCGGAGAATACAAAGAGGATGCCGGAAAGAGATACCAGGAATGCTTCAAAATCTTAATGCGTTATGGCTGGAGTTATGAAAGAGAAGAGGCGGATTTGGTTTACGGCAACCATGAGCTATACAAAAAGGAGTCCTAAGATGGAGCAGTTAAGTGTAGAAGACTGGAAACCGGATGCCTGCCCGAAAAATATAACCGTAGAAGAATATCTGGCCACATTTCCCAAAATAAAATTAACCCGCCGGGAATATCTCCAGACAATTCCATTGTATCATGCGGCTCTGTACCTTGCAGAGACAACCCAAAAAGTACACAGTTCACAGGAATGGTATCTGTATTTAAACGAAAAAGTAGATCAAAACGGGGAGGTGTTATCTGGTGAATATGATGTTTCCGAAACCAACCAAGAAGAAACGTAAGAAGCACAAAAAAAGCATTATGCAGCCAAAAGGCGATCGTCGGTGCTATCTGTGTATGTTACTGGATGGAGATTTTACATACAAGCCATATCTGGAAGAGCATCATGTTTTGTTTGGTAACACCCATGCATTTGCAGAGGCGGAAGGGTTAAAAGTAAATCTCTGCCTGGAACATCACCGGAACGGACCGGCAGCAGTCCATAACAATGCCAAGAACGCGCGGATCCTGATGGCGAAAGCCCAGGAAGTGTACGAAAGAACCCATACAAGGGAAGAATGGATGAAAAACGCCGGAAAGAATTATTTATAGGCACCACAGGAAGTTAATATATCACAATTTCGCAGAGTGCATGGCTGCCCGGTGCGGCAGCCAGAAAGGAGCAACATGAAGAAAGAGTTACTGGAGATCAAAAGAACTCTAACAATAGACAGGTACAATATCACAAGGATAACCGGATATATCGTAGATAATGACCGGAACTGCAGGTTGGAATTTGTCAAAAACTTTTTAAACCTCGAAGAGACGGAAACATTCAAATACTTGGATATCTTAAAAAAAGTTTTATCTGGAAAGCCTGGAAGAAATATGTTTCAGCTGGAGTTTAAGGAGAAAACAAGAAAGCAGCATCTGGACACGATTGTAAAAACAGGGTTAGAAGACAATGATGTACGCCAGATCTTCCTGGAAGAGATTGCAGAGTCTATTGGCATATTGAATAAAGAGTATTCTTTGATTCTAATTGCCAGTGGAATCTACGACATTCCGGGAATTGCCACGGACGGAGCGGATCTGGATGAAAGTGAAGAGGTTTATGAGTACATGATCGGATGTATCTGCCCGGTAAGTTTATCGGCAGCAGGATTATCTTATAAACCAGAACTGGCAGATATTCAGGAACGTACAAGAGACTGGGTAGTAAGTATGCCGACACAAGGATTTTTATATCCGGCATTTACAGACCGCCACGGAGATCCGGAGCATATCTGGTACTACAGCAAAGTTCCGGATAAACCGGACGCAGGCCTGATCACGCAGACACTCCGATGCGGGATGCCATCCACACCAAAAGAGCAAAAAGAAGCTTTTAGGGAAGGGTTAAATGCAGCAGACGGAAAAGTAAGCCTGGAACAGGCGAAAGATATTTATCATTACCTTGGAAAAATCCGTGAAATAAAAGCAGAATCCAACAACCGGATATTAAAAGGCGCGGAGCTGGAAAACGTATTAAAAAGTATCGGGATAGATCCGGAACTGGCAGCAGAAAAAACAAAAGACTGTGACGCGGCCGAAATTGATGCGGACAACACAGTGAGCACGAAAACATTTGAAATTGGACTTTCAGATGCACATGTATCGGTAAGCGCAGACAGAACAGACCTCGTTACATTAGAAGTAATTAACGGGGAGAAATACATTCT